ATAGCCACCGGGGACGAAAGCGGAACTTGGGGCACAAGCACAAATACAAACTTATCGTTAGTTGCAGAAGCCTTTTCATTCGGCACAGAGGCAATCACTACAAATGCAGATACTCATACTACGACTATTGCTGATGGTTCTACTGATCCTGGCCGCTCTCTTTTCCTCAAATACACTGGCACTCTTGATAGCGCTTGCACCATCACTATAGGCCCAAACACCGTAAGCAAGCTCTGGCTGATCGAAAACGCCACTAGCGGCTCACAGAACATCATTATCAAGCAGGGCAGTGGCGCGACTGTCACCATTGCTAACGGTCAAACCAAAGCTATCTACTCAGATGGTGCTGGATCGGGCGGCGCGATGGTTGATGCGTTTACGGATTTGTCTGTGCCTTCTTTGTTTGTTTCTGGTGATATAGATGTAGACGGCACCACTAACCTTGATGCCGTTGATGTGGATGGTACTGTCAACTTTGCAGCAGACGTAACTTTTGCTGACGGAGCAGATATTATCACTGCATCCGCTGGCACCTCCAACTTCCGCGCCGGTGTTAACGCAGGCAACAGCATAGCCTCTGGCGGCAACTTCAACGTGGTCGTGGGCGATGAAGCGGGTACGGCACTTACTACAGGTGATAGCAATGTCGCCGTAGGTTACCAAGCTCTATCTACGGAAGACGCTAATGGATTTGTAACTGCGGTAGGTTTTGAAGCATTAAAAGTATTAAACGCTGGGGCTGATTCTTTCAATACTGCTGTTGGGTATACAGCAGGATTAGGAATGACCACTGGTGTTCAAAACACCATTATTGGAGGTTTTACAGGTAGAGCTTTAACTGATGCCGACTTCAACGTGGCCGTAGGCGTGAATGCGTTAGTGACTGACACTAAAGGTAATAAGTCTGTTGCTCTTGGTAATTCGGCTTTACAGACCCAAAACTTCACAACGTCAACAGATTCTTTTAATACTGCTGTTGGGTTTTTTGCTGGTCAACAAATCACCACGGGCGTCAAAAATGTTCTGTTAGGTAGCCTAGCGGGTGATGCTCTTACTGATGCTGATAAAAATATTGCAATCGGTTACTTATCACTCAGTGCTGATACTTTGGGATCTCACAGTGTCTCAATCGGTAACGCTGCTTTAGCAACTCAAAACTTCACCACAGCAACAAGTAGCTACAATGTGGCAATCGGTTCTTCTGCTGGTAATAAAGTCACCACGGGAACAGGCCAAACATTAATCGGTGGTTTAGCTGGTGATGCAATAACAACAGGCGCAGATAACACGGCTGTTGGATTCCAAGCCCTTACAACTAACCAAACCTCTGCAAACAACACTGCCGTGGGCGTAAGTGCGCTCAAGCTCAACACTGGCGCAGACAATACTGCCGTTGGCAGAGGTGCGCTGTTAAATCAAGCGGCTGGCACACAAAATACCGCTGTGGGCTTTGATGCTGGTAATGACATCACTACAGGTCAATTCAATGTCATTATGGGCGCTGTTGCAGGTGACGCTCTCACAGATGCTGACAATAATGTTGCAATAGGGCGAGCAGCTTTAAGCTCTGACACTCTTGGTTCTAACACCATTGCTATAGGTCGTAACGCTCTTATTAACCAAAATTTTACCACCGCCACCGACACCTTCAATGTGGCTATCGGAGATAGAGCAGGTACAGCAGTCACCACGGCAAGATTCAACACTCTAATTGGCGGCCTTGCAGGTGATGCGCTAACTGATGGGCAAGAAAATGTAGCGTTAGGCTACAACTCACTTGGGGCTGAAACACAAGGGCATAGGAACGTCGCTGTTGGCGATAGCGCGTTAGCAGCTCAAAACGGTAATGACGATAATGTATATAACGTAGCAGTTGGTTTTGAGGCCGGTAAAGCAGTCACTACGGGAGTGCGCAACACCCTTCTCGGTGGTCTGGCAGGGGATGCTCTTACGACAGGCGATAACAACACTGCGTTAGGTTTTAACGCTCTTGGTTCTGATACCCAAGGCGATAGAAATGTTGCCATTGGTTCAGCAGCTTTGTTTGCTCAAAATTTTACCACTACAACAGATTCTTACAATGTGGCTGTTGGGTATGAAGCTGGTGTGTCAGTCACCACGGGAACTAAAAACACTCTCATCGGCGGTCTAGCTGGAGATGCTTTAACTACAGGCATAACAAATGTTGCCGTTGGTTATCAAGCTTTGTCATCTGATACGTTGGGTAAAAGAAGTGTGGCAATCGGTAATGCTGCTTTATTTACTCAAAACTTTACCACTGCCCAAGACACTTACAATGTAGCTGTAGGAGAGTCCGCAGGTCTGTCAATCACCACGGGAGTCCAGAACACTTTGATCGGTGGCTTGGCTGGTGATGTATTAACTGATGCTGATGAGAACGTGGCAGTGGGTGTTTCTGCGTTAGGCAACGATACGCTAGGAAGCAGATCTGTAGCTGTCGGCGTTGGAGCTTTGTTTCAACAGAACTTCACCACGGCCACAGAAACTTACAATGTCGCCGTTGGCTTTCGTGCGGGTAACCAAGTTACCACGGGACTGAATAATACGCTTATCGGAGGACAAGCTGGTGATGCTATAACAGCGGCTAATGACAACGTGGCTGTCGGAGTAGGAGCGATGACCACCAACACGTTGAGCAGTGAAAACGTTGCTATTGGTAGGTCTGCACTTCAAGAGCTTAACCACACAACGGCAACTGATGGTTTTAACACAGCAGTTGGTTCTGATGCGGGTAAGTTAGTCAGCACGGGAATCCGCAACACCATCGTCGGCGGTCTTGCAGGAAGTGCTTTGACTACTGGTGATAACAATGTCGTAGTGGGTTACGAAGCCCTCAAGAATGAAGACGGTGATGGTAAAAACACAGCAATAGGCACCCAGTCCCTATTTTCTCAAAATGCAGGAGCAGATGCTTTTAACACGGCTGTGGGCTTTCAAGCAGGATCCTCAGTCACCACGGGAGTTCAGAACGTATTTATAGGCGGTCTTTGTGGAGATGCCACTGATGACGGAGGTGAATGTGTCGCAGTTGGTCATCAATCCTTATCGGCTAACTGTGGTAGTGGCAATTCCGCTTTAGGCAGAATGGCTCTTAGAGACTGCACAGGTCAACACAATACCGCTCTTGGACATCAGGCTGGTATTGAGGTGACATCAGGTAATGATAATACATTCATCGGAAAATCAGCGGGTAGCGCAGTTCAAGGCGGCACCAATAACGTATTTGTTGGGCATGATACAGGGCTTACGGGAAGCCCCGGAGGCAGTATAGTCAATGGTTCTAATGAAGTTGTAATAGGTGATGACAGCATTACCGAAGCTCACATTCAAGTTGCTTTTACAGTCGCGTCAGATGAGCGTGATAAGACGGATTTTGTTGACTTAGATCTTGGCTTGGATTTTGTCAAAGCGTTAGAACCTGTCACCTATTACTGGGACAAACGCTCTAAGTACGGCGATAAGTATGCTGAAGACTATGATCTAGACGCACAAACTCCAGACGGAACTCACAAAGAAGATTGGATGGACATTGGCTTCAAGGCTCAGTCTGTGCAAACTCTTGAAGAAGCTGCTGGCTACAAGATTGCTGACAAGAAAAACCTTACGGTATCGCTAAGTGAAGATGGCAAACAGTACGGACTCAAGTACGAAAAGTTCATACCAATCCTTGTCAAAGCTATCCAAGACCAAGACGCAATCATTCAATCACTTACTGCGCGTATCGCCGCGCTTGAATCTTAAAGGAGGCTAACCATGGCTGAATCAGAAGCACGCTCAGACGAGCAAAAAGCACAAGACTACTCAGCAATGCTGGGCAGTGTAAGTGTAATTACAAATTGTCTTGACGATGACAATGAGTTTTGTAACGACATGACAAATGAGGAAAAGAAAGAGCGCGTTATGCGTAGCTCTGGCTACCTGTCGTTCATGAAGGACTTGGACGATTGGGGCAGTGAGGATATGTCATCTATTGATGCAGCGATCTCTGCTGCCGAAGCGTACAAAGCATAAGGACTACCATGAGCGAAGATAACAAAGTCACGATTGATGGCGAAGAGTATTCTTTTGAGGGTTTGACCGTAGAAACCCAAGCTAACATTGCGCGAGTCAACGAGCTACGACGTGAGGTATCTGCATTGCAGATTCAAGTGAACGAGCGCCAAGCCCTGCTGCAAATGTACATCAAGGCTATCTCTGACTCTGTGCAGCCTGTTGAGGACGCGGAAGACGAAGCTGTCGTCCAGTAATGAGCGAAATCTCGTACATGATGCACCCGCTCCCGTCAGTGTTTCTGATGGAGCTAGACATCCCAGAGGGGTTTGTTACTCAACTGAACGAGTACCTTGATGGCCTCCTCGAAGAAGAAAGTCGCGTTACAGCGGCGGATACTCTTGTTGGTCAAATCAGCGAGGGAGAACAGCTTAGAATGGATCACAGCCATAGTCTTGTTTCTGGCTTTTCTGAGTTCTTGTGCGCTATGGGTGTTGAGTACATCAACGCTTTCATGAAGGGTTCGGGGCAAATGCTTGATGGTGCTAGGCAGGTGTCTATGGACGAACTGTGGTCTGTGCATAGCTATGCTGGTGATTACAACCCGATCCACGATCACGGCACACAAACCGTAATGGGGATTAGCTGCACGACTTGGACTAAGGTTCCACCTCAGATCACACAAGGGCCAAGGCCGGGATCACAGGACTATGGGCTGTACAATGCGTCTGGCGAGTCTGATGGGTGTCTTTGCTTCAACTATGGGCAAAGCTCCTCTTGGGACAAAGAACGGCTGAGGCCAACACAGAACATCGTCGTGCGACCACAGGTGGGGCGTTTATACATGTTCCCGCAGTGGATGCAGCACATGGTTTACCCTTTCAAGGGGGAAGGAGAGCGCCGTACCGTAGCGGCTAATCTAAACTGCTTTAGACAGGAGCTGGCAGCATGAGTCTATTAGAAATAGTGAGTACACTGACCACATTGTCAGTCATTGCGTCTGCTGTGTGTGCAGTGACGCCCACCCCGAAGGACGATGCATTTTTGGCAAAGTATGTGTATCCAGTGATTGAGGCTTTGGCACTCAATATAGGCAAAGCGAAGGAGTAAAATATGGGTGTTATGACTGAAGCGCAAAAGCGCAAGATGATAAAAGAACTAAAGGGCGCAAGCCGCCTGCACGCTGCTCAAGCGAAACGCCTTGAGAAGACGCTAGAAAAGGCACCGAAGAAGAAAAAATAATGTGCTATCTCGCACTTGCAGAGGAGTGGGGCTTGGACAACGGTGACAAAGCTTTACAAGAAATCAATACGCATGAGCGAGAGTGTGCTTTACGTTACGAGCGCATTGAAGAGCGCCTGAGAGATGGATCGAAGCGGTTTGACCGCCTTGATGAAAAGATAGATCGCTACGGCAACAGGCTGTGGTGGATTATGGGTTTGATCGTTGTGAGCATCTTGGTGCCACAGTTTTTAGGAGGTTGAGATGAGTGATGGAACAATAAAAGTACCAACATGGGCTTTGCCTATTGGTGCAGCAGCCCTTTCTGGTGCAATGGTGTGGGGCGCTAGTCAGGCTCAGGCGCAAGCTACTCAGGAAGAAGTAGACCGCATCGAGGCTGTGGTAGAAAAGACTGTCGAAGAGGCACAGGCAACGGGAAAATTAGCAGCCGTAAATGCGAGCAAGATAGAGGCTATCGTAGACTCTTTGGCGGAGCAGTCAGAGACAGCGAAAGCGTCGGACGCGAAGCTTCAGCAGCTAATCGAGATAATGCTCAAGCAGAACTAGAGTATGACCCCGCCAATCCGAATCTGTTTTGTGATTTGAGAGAGTGGCGCATGCTCGAGCTAGTCAACCCGCCGCAGTATCGTCACTGTCTTGCACTTAATTGGTTGCAATATAATCATCAGCAGTGCGGCTATGGTGCGCAAATTTATATTCAGAACACCATGCCTCGCGTTCTTGGTACTGCCTATCAGTTAGATGTTGACTTGCTCACATGGGAACTTGTTAAGCCGAAAGCCGTGCGCACTCAAGCTGTGCAGAAAAAGAAGCGCCTGTAATGGACGCAGCACCTTTCCCTAACAGCGTCAACATTCCACCGCCCACTGTTGTGAAAAACAAGATCCACGACAGCTATCGCATCAACCAGCTATCTAATGTTCTTACAGACAAGGTAGCCGCAACTACAAAGTATAGCGAGTTTGTCTATGAGTATCGTAGCGGTGAGGTGCTGACCACAACGCTCAAAGTCTATGACCAGTTTCTATTGGATGTAAGCGCATGACCATGATGATCTTTGTGCTTATCATCGTGGAGCGAGGTGTGCCCACAGGAGAAGAGTTTTACTTTCAAGAACTTACGTCTTGCCTTGAATACTCAGACGCACTCAATAATCAGTCGGTAGGCTTCCAAAGCGGTAGTAGAAATAGGTTCTTTGAATCCTACTGCCGTGTTCGTCAGATTAATGTCGCGGATGCTGGCACTAAGATACTATTTAGAGACCCTAAAAAGTCGGAGGATTGATGAGTCCTAAGAAGTTAGAACCGAAATCACGGTATGCTCAGTACGACCTCGACGGAGATGGAGTGGTCAGCGATGAAGAACTGGCGAGAAACCAAGAACTTGTTGAAATCGAATTGCGTGAAGAGAAGGCTGATAGTCAACGCCGAATGGCTTGGGTGTCTCTTAGCAGTATGGTGGTTTTCGCTCTTCTACCATTATTGCCCTTCATTCCTGAATCGCGCTTGTCCACCCTTGCCTCTTTGAGTGACATGTTATTTTTGAGTCAGGCAAGCATCGTCGGATTATACTTCGGTGCCACGGCTTACATGGCAAAACGATGAGCATACTTGGATCTATCATAGGCCCAGCCACTCAGTTACTCGATAAAGTAATTGAAGATAAAGATGAAAAGAATCGCATCGCTTTTGAGTTAAGCACTCTAGCAGAGCGTCACGCTCAAGAACTTGCTAAAGGGCAGTTGGAAGTAAACAAAGTAGAAGCTGCTTCTAAGTCTTTATTTGTGGCCGGGTGGAGGCCTTGTATTGGCTGGGTGTGCGCGCTTGGTCTTTTTTACAACACAATTCTTTCAAATATACTAGGCATATGGTTTGAGATGCCTGAGATTGACACTACGCTTCTTGTCCCTGTGATGATGGGAATGCTAGGCCTTGGCGCAATGAGAAGCTATGAAAAAGTTCAAGGCGTAAGTCGGGAGAAGTAATGGGTATTCAGTTAATTGGGATGTTAAAGCGTCATGAGGGTGTGCGAAGCCATGCCTATAAGTGCTCCGAAAACATGATTACCGTAGGCGTTGGTCGCAATATTGACGAAAACGGTGGTCTTGGATTGGCTGATGATGAGATTGAATATCTATTGGCTAACGACATAAAGCGCGTGCGTGAAGAACTTAATGACACTTACTTTTGGTTTGCCGCACTTAACGAAGCGCGAAAGGATGCGATGATTGACATCTGTTTTAACCTTGGCCTGACAAGGCTTCGCGGATTTGTAAAAGCTTTGGAAGCTATGTCTCGCGAGCAGTTTGACATAGCTGCAGATGAGTTTATGGATTCTCGCTGGAGTGAGCAGGTGGGTAGTCGCGCTGTTGAGGTCACTGAAATGATCCGCACCGGGGAGTATCAGTAATGTCTTTGCAAAAGTTTATCTTCAATCCTGGCATCAACAAAGAAGGCACAGACTACACTGCAGAAGGCGGGTGGTTTGACGGCAACTTGGTGCGCTTTCGCAAAGGTTTGCCTGAGAAGATAGGCGGTTGGCAAAAATATATTCAGTCTTCTTACGAAGGCACAGGTAGAAAGCTTCATGGATGGGTAGACCTAGACGGCACAAAGCTTCTTGGTTTAGGAACAAGGTTCAAGCTTTACATCCAAGAGGGAACTACCTACAACGATGTCACACCTATAAGGTCAACCACCAGTGCGGGTGATGTGACCTTTGCCGCTACTGATGGCTCAAGCACCATAACAGTCACTGATTCTGGACACGGCGCAGTAGAAGGAGATTTTGTAACTTTTTCTGGAGCAACGAGTTTAGGTGGCAACATAGTCGCCACAGTGCTTAATCAAGAGTACCAAATAGATTCTGTGCCAAGCACAAGCACATTCACCATAACTGCCAAAGACACAAGTGGCGCTACTGTGACAGCTAACTCAAGCGACAGTGGCAATGGTGGCAGCAGCGTGGTTGGAACATATCAAATCAACTCTGGTCTGGACGTGTTTGTGGATGGCACGGGTTGGGGTGTGGGCGCGTGGAGTGCTGGAGCTTGGGGTTCTACGACTTCAATCACAGATTCTAATCAGTTGCGCCTTTGGTCTATGGATAACTTTGGTGAAGACTTAATATCCAACCCAAGAGGCGGAAGCATTTATTACTGGGATAAAACGAATGGTTTGACCACTCGTTCTGTGCAGTTGTCCGAAAGAACTGGCGCAAACTTAGTGCCAACAAAGGGCCTACAGGTAATCGTTTCAGACATAGATAGGCACGTTCTTGTGCTTGGCGCTGACCCAATCAACGCTGCAGGAACTGCTAGAACTGGCTCGATTGACCCTTTGCTGATTGCTTTCTCTGATCAAGAGAATGCAAATGAGTTTGAGCCTAAGTCTACGAACACTGCGGGATCTCTTAGATGTTCTGCAGGGAGTGAGATCATAGGCGGCTTGCGAGCCAGGCAAGAGACTTTGATTTGGACAGACGTTGCTCTGTACAGCTTGCAATTTATTGGGCCACCTTTGACTTTTGGATTGAACCTGATCAACGAAGGTGTCAGCTTGATTGGTCCAAATGGCGCTGTGAACACGCCATCTGGTGTGTTTTGGATGGACAAGAAAGGATTCTACTCATACGGAGGTAACGTCACTCCGCTCCCATGCTCAGTTAAATCTTATGTTTTTGATGACTTTAATGAAGGCCAAGCTTTTCAGGTATTCGCTTTCTTAAACAAGCAGTTCAATGAAGTTGGTTGGTTCTATTGTTCAGCTGCTTCAACGTCGATAGATAGGTTTGTTGCTTATAACTATGAAGAGCAAACTTGGAATATAGGTCAGCTATCTAGAACAGCATGGTTAGATGAAGGCATCGTTGCTTTCCCTCGAGCCGCTGGCAAGTCAAGCTCATCGCACTTTCTGTTTCAACACGAGACTGGGCACGACGATGATGGTAGCCCTATGACCAACGTATTTATCGAATCTGCTGACTTTGATATCGGAGATGGGGAAGAGTTTCAGTTTATTCGTCGCATGATCCCAGATATTAAATTTACTGGGACAGGTGGCAGCGATCAGGTTATCAACGTTGTCATGAAGACTCGCAACTTCCCCGGTAGCGATCTAACCACAGATCAAACCACTGCGATTACTGGATCAACGACCAAAGTAGATACAAGAGCTAGAGGCCGACAAGCTGCTGTCAGGTTTGAATCTGACGATGATGCAGCTACAGATGCTCAGCTAGGCGTTGGTTTTAGGGTTGGCGGAACTCGTTTAGATATACAGCCTAATGGCCGCAGATGAGTAAGTTACTAAGAGGCCGACTGCCGCTGATCAACAACGGTGAATCTGTTGACGGAACCACGTTCAACAGGACTGTGCGCCTTCTTGAACTTAGTCTAGATGCGTTTGACCCAGACGCAACGCCGCAGTTTACGCGCGAGAAAAGAGACACTTTGAAATTTAATACAGGTGATTTAATCTGGAATACAACCATCAATACTTTGCAAGTGTTTGATGGTAACAACTGGATTAGTTTATCGCAGGAGTTGCCGTACACGACTGACCCCCTTGAAGCTCAAGGACAAGTTGGTTCTGTTCAGGTGATAAACGAGGGATCAATAGTAGTGAGTGTAGGTTCATGACAAAACTATGTCCGAGAGGCAAAGCTGCTGCCAAACGCAAGTTCAAGGTTTACCCTTCAGCGTATGCAAATGCTTACGCAAGCAAAATCTGTGCAGGCAAGATCAAAGATCCGTCTGGAGTAAAGCGCAAAGATTTCAAAGGCCCTAAGCCTAAGAGTAGCGGAACTTCATCTGCAGCTAAAAAAATTAGAAATGTGAGGGGTGGGGGATTCATAGCTAGAAGGGCCAGATTGATAGACAGATGAGAAGCAACCCTAGGATACCCAGAAAGAAAGGTCAGCCTGCTAGAAGCAAAAAGCATAGCGACCTTTATACTGATGAGAATCCAAAAGGGACTATTAAGGGTTTGAAGTTTGCGACTATAGATGACGCCAAAGCGAGCGTCACAAAGATTAAAAGGTCTGGTCGCACACACGCTCACAAAATCCAAGCTGCTATCGCCATGGAACAAAGAGCAAAAGTAGCAAAGAAGATTGGAGCAGCTAGGGTCTACAGAGAATTTATTAATTCCCAAAAGAAGAAGTCATGAGTTTAAAAGAATGGTTCGGCAAAGGCCCAAAAGGTGATTGGGTAGACATTGGAGCACCGAAGAAAGGCGGAAAGTTTCAGAAGTGTGGCCGTGCCAAGGCTTCAGGATCTAAGCGTAAGTACCCGAAGTGCGTGCCTAGGGCTAAAGCTAAGCAGATGACTGAAGGGGAGCGCCGTAGCGCCGTTAAGCGCAAGAGAGCAAAACCACAAGGCGTAGGTGGAAAACCTACTAACGTTAAGACCATTCTAAAGAAAGCTAGTGGTGGTGAAGTACGACGCAACCACAGAGGGTGTGGCGCTGTTATGTCTGATCGGCGCAAGAAGACAAGGTATTCCTGATGTTTAGAAGGTATGCAGAAGAGTTTTCTAATGGCGGTGCTGTTAAAAAACGTCGCCGCGATAAGATGCCAAAGCGCAACAAGAAGAACTTTCGCCCTACGAAACAAGGCGCTGGCATGACAGAAGCTGGTGTAAAAGCATATCGAAAAGCTAATCCTGGTAGTAAACTCCAGACTGCTGTTACGGAGGACAAGCCTACAGGTAAGCGTGCAGCGCGCAGGAAGTCATTCTGCGCAAGATCTGCTGGTCAAATGAAGAAGTTTCCAAAAGCAGCAAAAGATCCTAACTCTAGGTTGAGACAGGCCAGACGAAGATGGAAGTGTTAAGCAGGTGAGTAACTGATATGGGAATGAAAAAATCTGAAAAAGAAATAGTTGCTCGACAAAGAGAACTTGGAAAGCTTACCTCTGAAGCATTGCAGGATTTTAAAACATCTGGTGGCTTTCAACGCTTCGCGCCTGGGCCGCTTCAAACTGCTATGCCTCAACTGCAAGGAAGCGCAACATTTCTAGGTGGCGCGCCAAGCCCGTATGCGCAATCTTTAGCGTATCAAGCACTCCCTGGCATGACATACGCAAATAGACCAGGCACCACCACAGCTTTCTATCCACAAACTAACGTAGCTCCTCCTGCAGCTGCAATACCTCCTGCGACTGGAGGCGCTTTTCAAAGATCTGAACCAGTGATGGACTCAGGGAGAGTCAGTGATCCTGCTGATATTGAAAGAGAAAATGAATTACTAATCGCTGAGCTTGTTGATCAAGCACGCGAGATGGATTTTGAGGGACAAGATGAACTACGCGATGCAGTTAGAGACTTTGAGATAGCTCAAGACATTCGGCGCGGGCCTTTTCAAATAGAAGATTATGATGACATTTTTGATAACGAAAACTT